TGCTTGCTGTACTTTTTTTAGCCATATTAATCGTCTAGGTCATCAAATAAATCGTCGTACTTATCAACAGTAGACTTTTTACCTTCAGATGCAGTTTCTAATGTAAACGTTGATTGAGTTGGTGCTGCCGGAGTAGTAGTTGTTTCTTCTCCTCCTTCTTCAGTTGAACCTGGTTCGATATACTCAAGTAATTGCTTCTTAATGAAGTTATAGTCGTACTGAGTATAAACTTCGGAAGGGTTAGGTTGAGTTTTTAACCACGATTCTACTAAATCGTTATTGTCAGATAATGGAGTCATTTTTGGTACAATACGTACAGAAGTTTCATTATAGGGATTACCTTGACGTACTTCTACGTTCATGTCAAAACCGTTTACAGGATCTGTATAGTCTCCAATATCCTCATCTTCTGCCATAGAAAGCAGAGCCTTAAAGATAGTTTGACTAAAACCCCATACACGTACTCCCATATCTTCTTCACCACGTACGACTACGGGTGCAAAGAAACGAGAACGAGGAGTTAATTTACCAGCTAAAGACCAATTATCTCGATCGTTAGTTTTTTTCAACTCTGCCACAAACTCTTCAACAGGATCTTGTTTACCGAAGTTTGACAAAGCTAGCATCGGGTATTTGCCTACATTGTAGTGAAACTTTAATTCACTAAAAGGCATAGCAGGATCGAACACAGAAGGAACGATTCTTATTTTGCTTTTACCCATCGGGGGTCTCCAGAAGACTTTTTCGTAGTCAATCTTTTCTCTGTTATTATTAGACTTCTCCTCCATTGCAGAGAGTTTAGCCTTAATAGCATTTAAATCCATTTATATAACTAATTTTGGGTTTATAACTTGTTTTATTAGACAATATAAGAAGTATTTTTCTATACTTCAACTATATCATATAATTTTGTTTTTAGGATCTGAAGTTTATGATCCTTAGTAAGTAAGACTGAGTTTCTATAGTCATCCCAGTCTACTATAAATCTCTTATCTAAATAACCGTTATTCAGTTCTTTTATAAGTTCATTAAGAGCATTAATAGTATATAACGTATTAGTTTGTTTCTTTCTATGAACTAAGATAGTACTCTCTAAAAAATCGCCAACATTATTAAAATCGACATTGTAGGTACAGATATACTCATCCTGGTCCTCGCATTCTAAAACGAAAATTTTATCGTAGAGAATAATGTAATTGCTCTTTATACTATCGAGTAATTCATTAAGATCTTCTCTGGCAGTAAATGTACAGAAGAGCTTATTACTCATATCGGTGTTGTAACTGAAATCGTCAAAATCGTAATGAAACGTGCTTAAACTTTTTAATGCTTCCATTTATAAATATTAATTTTATTTACAAAACTAAGTTATCACTTAATTTATAGTGAACTGGATATTTTCCATCCATGTTCATAATATCTTTTAGCTCTGTAAGTAGGTGTTCTCCGTCTTCTTTATTGTAGTCAAATAAAATTGCATCGTAGGTATAAAGTGCAACTGTAGTTTTTTTATCTCGTAGATATTTTAATACTTCTTTAAGTATAAGAATATTATTTGAGGTTTCCAAATTTTGCATAGTATAATTCATTAACTTAGGAGGATTCATATCTTCTAAGTTTTCAGTATACTTTCTACCTGATATAGGACATCTAATAAAACCTATACCATTAAATTCAATCCAAAGTCTATCTATATAACCTTGTATCTTTTTAAATACTTCCAAATGTCTTACTTCTTCAGGTATATTACCATAAAGGGCTTGGAAGTTCATTTGCTTGGCTTGTTTATATTCTTCTTCAGTTATTTTATCTTTACCGTAATATAAACGTGCAAGCTGTTTATGAGCACTCTCTTCCGTTAACTCGTAACCTATTTGATTACAAAGTAAACGTAAATGATAACCGTCAAAATCAAACTCTACGAATTTGTCGTTTTTGGGTAAAATAGCCTGTCTATATTCGTCTTTGTGAGGAATAGCAGCATAATTAATACTATTAAAGGAATTGGTAGGCCGAGAAGTAGTATTATAGAGGTTATAGTAAGTATACGTAATATTTTCAGATACATTATAGTCTGGGTTATTAGGTTTAAATAAATTTATAAAAGACTGGTAAGTAATTTTAAGTCCGGACTGCTCTAATAAAAAAAATATTTTAGCCGCAGTATTATTATAAAAGTTAAATGATTCGTCTTTATCAAAGTTCATAAACGGTCTTAAACTAACGTAGTTATTTTCGCATCTTTCATACAGCTTGGTTAACGGGATCATTTTATTTACTTCCGGATGACCGGAATACTTATTGTAATAAAAGCTAAAAGTCTTAGGAGGGTTAGGTAATTCTATTCGTTGATACTTCTCTAACGCTACTAAGAGCTGTATATCGGTGAGATTAGGTAAGACAAAGTGATAGAGAAACTCTTTCTTGTCCCATACATAAAGTTCGGTAAATTTAGAAAGAACCTTTTTAACTATATCTCTCTCTATTCCGAGTCCGTCGGGATGCGAAATAGGGAGTATATAACCCTTACCCATCTCCAGAGGACGGAGATAAATGGCAATACTATTAGTAAGCTTAGGATGAAAATTATAATTGCTAGGAATAACTTCGACATACATCGCCTCCTTTCTTAATTCCAAGAGTTTACGTAACTGATCTTTTGTCTCTACTATATAAAACATTTATTAATATAACCGTGTTCTTATCTAATATAAGAATTATTTTCTATCGAACAAACTCTGAAGTTGATTTAAAAAACTCAGAGATACCTGGGTATTCTTTTTCTAGGCTTTTAATTGTATTTTTATTTTTAGTTGAAGTACCTATAAACGGTATTCCGTTTAATCTTCCGTCATTTACAGGGCCTTTCAATCTCCAGATTAAAAAACCGCTTTCTAAATACTTCAATTTTCGTTTTTTGTTCCATTGCTTGTCATTAACTTCTATAAACTTACCGTTTCTACTGTCTCTTAAAAAATACCTAATATAGATTCCTTTCTCGTAGTCCTTTTCTGTCGGACCGTAGTAATCATTATAAGCACGCTCTATATCTAAGAGTGACTTTTGTTCTACTTCAGTAACTATTCCTTGTATACTATTTAAACTACTTCCAGCAAAAACAGTTCCATCTGCTGTTCTTATTATACTACCAGCATAATCTTTCCCCGATGAATCTAGATATTCACCACCGTAAGTAACGTCTACCCGGTACTTATTTTTTGGCAAATACATTAATACTTACCCCCTTTATTATCTTTACTTACTTTCTTAAGTTCTGTCTCTAACATAAAAGTCTGACTTCTAACAGTAGTATACCATTTGTCGTTTTCTATCGTTGAATCTAGACCTGTAATGACAAACCCTGTCTTTTTATATACGTCCGGCAAGATAGGACATGGGTTTTCTTTGTCTCCTAATTTAAATATTTGACCTACCTTTAGTCCAGAGATACCATTCATAGTAAATGATAACTCCAATGGTAATATATTTTGAGCAGGTTTATTATTATTTTCATCTTCTTGTATGAGAGCTTCTTTAGTTCTCGAAATTCCTTCTCCTTTAATCTTATTAAAAAGACTATCTCTAAAGACATTCATTCTAGCACTTGCTTTTGACCCAATATTTAACTTATTATATGCTGTAAAAACGTTAAGAAAGAAATTTTGTCTTTTTTCTTGTTTATCTACTTCAGATTCTTCTGATTCATTTGTATTATTTTGAGATTCCTCAGGTTTATAATTAAGTTTAAACCGATCTCGCTTACCCTCATTATAATTTAATAGACCAGGATTACTATTTAAATTACCGCCGGTTCCTGAAGTAGAAGATATAGCTATTTGAGAACCGAGAGCGTTAGAGATTTTGGTTTCTAAACTAACATTTCTTACTGTGTTGGCAGTACCGGTAATGTTTATAATAGGAATATCTTTTTTATTTATGTCAGCGTTAACTAAAGATCTATCGACTATAAAGAACTTATCTCTATCGTCTGAGTATCCTAGATCTAACTCGTTAATGCCTCCTAAATTAGCATTTATTTCATTTAAGATACCTCGTATAAAAGTTTGAATATCTATAGTTTCAGGTTCTGCCTCAGCTGCATAAAGATTGTTTAAAGCACTTATTATTAGCTTTGTACTAATACATAGATTTAAAATATTTGTCTCAAGTCCTTTTGCTTTTTCTTCTATATTCTTACTTGTATCGTTTCCTAATACTTGAGTATAAGGAATCTTATCTGCATATTTATTCTCATCAAATCCTCCTATTACTTCTTTAGTTTCTTTATCTTCCGTTATAAAGAAGTTTTTAAGTGCATTCTTCGTGGCTTTAAATTCTGGTTGGGAAGGGCTTTTAGGTAAAAGTACTTTAGATGGATCGAATGAAAAATGATTAGTAAATGTTCTATATTTACCGTAATCTTCAAAATTTAAAGAAAAAGAAGGATAACTTTTATCTAAACTACTATTAAGAAAAGAAAGATTAATTAACGCTAAAAAGGTACGTAGTGAAATATACCTAAAAGCAGAACGTCCGTCCCCGGTTGTTCTTCCATCAAATCCTGCAACATAAAAATCGTTTTCTCCTTCACCTAATTCTTTTTTTAGTTCTTTTA